AAAAGGGACATACCGGAACAGACTGCGACACGCCAGGACATACCTATACAAATCCGGACATATGTCCTAGGGTTGTGCTATGCCGTTCTGGACGCGCAGCAGCGACGTCATCAACCGGGCCGAGGCCATCGCTTCCGAAACCCGCGAACACATCCCCGCGTTCACCATCCCCACCTGGGCCGACGTCAGCGCCGGCGCCGTCACAGAACCGGTCGCCATGAGCGTGCCCGCGTTCGCCCGCGGCGTCACCCTCATCACCGGCACCATCGCGAACCTGCCGCTGCGCCAGTACCGGGGCGGCCGGGAAGTCGCCAACACGTTCATGGAGCAACCCGAACCGGACCGCGCCTACTGGGTGACCATGCAGCGCACCGTCCGCGACCTGCTGTTGTACGGGCGCGCCTACTGGCTGGTTGTGGACACGTTCGCCCCCGACTCCGTCGGCCACACCTGGCCCCGCCGCGTCCGCCAAATCGACGCCGCCGAAACCGCCGACGACCGGCAGCAACCCACCGTCCGCTACCGCACCACCGAATACACCAAGTCCGCCGGCCGCGGCCCCGGCGTCACCGCCGGCCAGGTCATCGAGTTCTACGGGCAAGCCCACGGCGTCCTCGAGTTCGGTGCCGAAGCGATCCTCACCGCGAAAGCGTTGGAAGAGGCAGCCCGCAACTACGCCGACGCCCCCATCCCCTCCATCGCGTTGAAGAACACCGGCGCGGACATGCCCCGCGACCAGGTCATCGCCCTCCTCGACGCGTGGGAGTCCTCCCGCCAGAACCGATCCACCGCCTACCTGACCAGCGCCGTCGACGTGCAGCAAATGGGCTGGTCCAGTCGTGAGCTGCAACTGGTGGAAGCGCGCACCGAATCGGCGATCCAAATCGCCCGCGTCCTGAACTTGGAACCGTTCCAGGTCGGCGCGAACCTGCCCGGATCGTCCCTGTCCTACTCCAACCGGCAGGACCAGCGCGTTGACCTGCGCGACTACACCCTCGCCCCGCTGCTGCGGCCCATCGAGCAGCGCCTGTCCATGCGGGACGTCACCCCCACCGAAACCACCAACCAGGTGCGCTTCGACATGGGTGAGTTCCTACGCGCCAGCCTCGGCGAACGCGTCGACATTGTCACCAAACTCCGCGGCCTCGGTGAGGAAGTCATCACCGTTGATGAGGCCCGCGACTTCCTGAACTACACCCCCGGACCGAGGAGCGAACTGGGATGACAAACACCACCTACACCGACACCGCCCTGGAATGGCGGGAAGCCGACGAGTCTGAGGACGTCTCCGGGCACCTGTCCGGCGTCGCTGTGCCCTACGGACCGGCGATCAACGCCGGCGGGGTACGCGAAACGTTCGCCGCGGAGTCCTTCGACCCCACCCAGGTCGAGGGGAAACCGTTGTGTTGGCGGCACGGTGAACCCATCGGCCGCATCACCCGCGCCGAAAACACCCCCGACGGGCTGGTCATCGACGCCGACATCGCCGCCACGTCCCTGGGAAGGGACGCCGCCACGTTGCTGCGCACCGGGTCGGTGACCGGCCTGTCCGTCGGGTTCTCCCCCGTCAAAGACAAATGGAACAGCGCGAAAACGACCGTGACCCGGCAGGCCGCCCGCCTGCATGAGGTCAGCCTCACCCACATGCCCGCCTACCAAGACGCCTTGGTTGGTGCTGTTAGAGAAGAAAACAACAACCCTGAAGGGAACGTCATGTCAGACGCCACCGAGGCCGTCACCGAAACGGTGGCGCCTGAATACGCACTCCGCGAGGACATCGAGGCAGTGCGCGACCAACTAGCCAGCCTCACCGTCCGCGAACCAGCACCCCGCACGGTTGAGCCGATGGAGTTCCTCCGCGACTTCGGCGGGACCATCCTCAAGCGCGCATGGACGGACGTCACCGTCGACGGCACCGCCAGCGACAACAGCCCCGTCCCCAGCGACGTGTCCGCCCGCATCAACCTGGGCCGGCCCACGTTCGCCGCTATCGGCGCGTCACCTCTCGCCGCGACCGGCATGGACGCCCAGTGGGTGCTCGACGGCACCGACCCGACAGTCGGCCCGCAGACCGCGGAAAAGACCGAGATCCCATCGGGGGCAGCGGCCGGCGCGATTGTGTCCGCACCCGTCAGCACCGTCGCCGGCGGCAACGACCTGTCGTTGCAGTTCATGCAGCGCGCCAGCGGCTGGGACCTCGCCGACTACATGCAGCGGTTGGGTGAAATCTACGCCCGCAACACCAACAGCGCCGTCATCGCCGAGTTGGAGGCAGCCAGCACTGGCACCGGCACCATCCCGACGACGCTGGACTCCGCCGCCTTCGGCACCATGCTCGGCGGTGCAGCTGCCGATATCGCCGGCGCAACCGGCTGGGCACCCAACGTCGTCCTGTGCGACTCGGAGTCGTTCTTCCGCTTCGGCACGATCAGCGGCCACGGCTACCCGGTAGCAGGCGGCAACGTCGGCAACGCGAACCTGTCCTCCCTGGACTTCACCGCGTTCGGGCTGCGGTTCATCTGCGACCCGCAACTCGACGGCGGCACCGCCAACGCGTACGTCATGAACACCCGCTCCGTAGGCATCAAGGAATCCGCGGGCGCACCGTTCAGCATCAACGCGAACGTTCCCTCCAAGTTGGGCGTCGACTACGCCGTCTACGGCTACATGGCCGTGAAGGCCCTGCGGGCCACCGGCATCGTCGCACTCACCAACCAGGTGTAACCGACCGGCGGCGGGTCGGTCCCTCCGGTCGGCCCGCCGCCACCCCCTCACACGAAAGGAGCCGAGAATGCCGCTAGTCACCGCTGATGAGTTAGCGCTCACTCTCGGCTACCCCACCCCAACCGGTGACCCCACCATCATCGAGGTCGCCAACGCCGCCGACCAATGGACTACCTACTACCTCACCCCCACCGACACGGCCGGCGACCCCATCGACCACACACAGCACGACTACTGCCGCCGCGCAGCCCTGGAAGTGGCCGTGAACATGATGCAGTCCGCATCCGCAGCTGGTGGGCAACCAGTCGCCGCTGACTTCACCCCCGCCCCGTACCAAATGGGTGCGAGCCTGCTGCGCCGCATCAGCGGCATCGTCGGCCCGTGCCGCGACGTGATGGGCATGGTCGGCTGATGGCACTGACCACAGACGCCCGCAACGACATCGCAGCAGCGTTGACGTCCGCCGGCCTCACCGCCCACGCCACCGTCCCCACCACCATCATCCCGCCGTGCGTGATCGTCGCCCCCGATGAGCCATACATCGAACCGGACCGGGTCGGTGACTGGCTGCGCTACACCGCCTACCTGCGCATCGGCTGCATCGCCCAGGCCGTCGACAACCGCGCCGGCCTCGCCGGCTGCGAAACCCTCATCGACCAGGTCCTCACCCACCTCCCCGATGGCGTGAACGTCATCCGCGTCGGGGCACCCAGTCTTGACGACGTCGGCGCACAAGGTGCCGTCTACGTCGCCGAGGTAACTATCGCCGCACATCTAGAAGGGAACAACCCATGAGCCTCGTCACCGGCAAGGACTGCACCTTGACCATCGGCAGCCAAATCTACGACGCCGTCGTGCAACGCTTCGCCCTAGAGTTCGACGCCTCCCGCGTCGAGTACCCCACGCTGGACGGCCCGAAGGCCGGACCGGGCAGCGAAACCGGCACCCTGTCCATCACCGCGGCCTACGATTCCGCCGCCACAAACAGCCTCTTCGATGACCTGTGGGCCGCTGTGGACGCCGGCACCGCCGTCGCCTACTCCGCAGTCGTCGGCTCCACCACGTTCGCCGGGAACGCCGTAGCGGTCCGACCCAGCATCGTCGGCGAAGCCGGCGCCGTGTCGGAGTTCACCGTCGACCTACCCCTCGACGGCATCCCCACACCCCCCCCAACCATCCAGTAGCAGCCAACCAACCGGAGGGAACACAGCATGAACATCGAAATGGACGTCACCACCGCCGAGGGGACCACCCGCGTCACAGCAGGCCCCGCGGCGATAGTGGCGTGGGAGGAAGCCTCAGGCCGCAGCATCGCCGACTGGTCCGCCAGCGGCGCCACGTTCACCGACCTAGCGCGACTGGCGTGGGCATCAACCACCCACCCGCCGCGGCCCGACTTCCACGAATGGCTGACCACCGTCACCGGCATCGACCCCGTCGGCGACGAAACCCCGGACCCTACCCACGGGGAAGCCTGACCAGAGTCCTCATCGAGGTCGCCCTGGCATACGGCATCCCCCTAACCGAAGTAAAAACCTGGACCGCTAGAGAACTAGCGACAGCGATGGAGGTGGCAAGCGATGGCGCGAGCCCAAACCAACGTTGACGTCCGCATCGAGGGCCTGAACCGTGTGCTGCGGGCCATCAACCAGTTCCCCAAGGAAGCCAGCGAGGAGCTGCGCAAAGAGTCCCAGGACATAGCGGCCCGCTACATGGCGCCGGCGTACCAATCCGCTGCCCGCCGCGCCGGCCCCTGGGGCAACCGGATGGCCGACAGCGTCCGCGTGAAAAAGGACCGCGTCCCCTCGGTCAGCATCGGCTACCAAAAACGCGTGTTCTCCGGTGGCGCGTCCACCGTCCAGGTCCGCTACCCCACCCACAGCGGGCAAGGCCGCGCCTCGTTCGCGCCGTTCACCGAGACCCGCTGGATCGACAAAGCCAAGGGCTACAAGCCACGAGCGATGGAAGCGTGGGGCGACGCCCTCACCCGCATCGTCCGCAAATGGAATAGGGGCTGAGGATGGCAAGCAAAGGCAGAACCCTCACCGTCTACCTCGCCGCGGACACCAAGAAAGCCGGCCGGCAGGTCGGCACGTTCGGCGACAAACTCAAGAACCTCGGCAAAGTCGCAGGCGTCGCCGCCGTCGCTGGCCTTGCCGTCCTGACCAAAAAAATGATCGACGTGGCCTCAGAGTCGGTGAACCTCGCCAGCGACCTAGAGGAAGTCAACAGCAAACTCGAAGCCCTCTACGGCCAGCAGTCCGCAGCCAACCTCGACAAGTGGGCGTCCGGTGCAGCTGACGCGTTCGGCCTGTCCGAAGTCGCCGCCAAAAACGCCGCCGCCACATTCGCCGTGTTCGGCAAAGACGCCGGCCTCACCGGCCGCGAACTAGAGGACTTCTCCACCAGCCTGGTCGAGTTGGGCGCCGACATGGCGTCGTTCAACAACACCAGCCTGGAGCAAGCCCTCGGCGCCATCAAATCCGGTCTCGCCGGCAGCAGCGAACCCCTCCTCAACTTCGGCGTCAACACGCAGGTCGCCGCGTTGCAGCAGCAAGCCCTCGCCGACGGCCTCCTGGAATCCGGGGAGAAAATCGACGCCAGCAACAAAACCATGCTCGTCTACAACCAGTTGATGGCGAAAACCACCGACCAGCAGGGCGACTTCGCCCGCACCAGCGACGGCCTCGCCAACTCCCAACGCATCCTTCAAGCCCGCCTGGAGGACCTGAAAACCGAAATCGGCGCTGCCCTGCTGCCCGCCGTCACCACCTTCACCGCCGTCGTCTCCGACACTCTCATACCCGCCTTGACCGACCTGTGGGAGGAAATCGACGAAGACGTCATCGCCGCGTTCCAGGCGTTCAGCGACTGGATGGAGAAAGACGGCCGCGCCGCCATCGAGGGGTTCGTCAACTTCATCAA